TCTTACTTCCAAAGGTATTTTAAGAGCATCAATAAATTTTTCTACTTTATTATCATCAACTTTAGTATCTTCTATCTTTGTTCCATCAACAACTTCTATCTCATTCTCTTTACACCAGTTAAGTACATAAGGATATAACCCTACGTATATTTGACCAGTTGCATATGAAAATAATCTTATCTTACCGTCCCATACTCTATTACGAAATTGAGGCATAAAACGAAAACCAGGTACTTCAAAAGTAAAGTGTTGACCTAATTCTCTTCTAATAGAATCTTCTGCTTCTATCTTTAAATAGACATCATCCTTCTTGTCTATTACAAGATATCTTACATTTTTCATATTAACTTTATATAATTATCTTTGTATGGATTTTCTATTAGTAAATCAAATGCAATTGTTATTCTTTCTTTATCTGAATTATGTATATCTGTATAGTGTGGTACATTATCTGGAAATATAGTCATTTTACCTACATCATTTTTACTACTATATGTCATAGGGTCATTAATTTGATTTATTGGATTGATATAATGGGTAGATGTATCATCACATTGTACGCAAATATGACCTCCTAAATAACAGCTTGGTCCTATATTATGTAGATGAGGTTTTATTTGTTCTCCTTTACGCATAACATTATACCAACATTGTATATACAATTCATTTACAGGTGGTTGATTAAAATATTTTAAAATGTGATTATGAAAACTTATTATGTTTCCTTTTATATGCTTTATATTTTCACCTTCCCATTTTAAAACATTATACTTATCAAATCTAGTTGTTGTACTATCCTTTTTTAGTCCTGTGTAAGCGTCACCTGATACAGTTGATAAAGGCAATTCTAATACTTCTTTTTCTTTGCTTAAAAGAAGTTTTGCTAACTCTTTAAAATCAACTTCAAATGTTTGAGTTTCAAATATTGTGTAATCAAACTCGGGAGCAAAAAAAGTTCTTCCAGGTTCACTTTTAAATTTTACTATATTAACTGCGCCCATATTAAATTGCTCCTGATGTAAACTTCTTCCAATCAATTGCGTTCTTAATAGTAAATGTTCTGTTTGAAATTTGTCTAATACTTCTATCTAAAAAATCTACTACTACATTAAGGTAATCAACTTTTTGTTTTGCTTTAATAACTTCTTCATCTGAATCAATATACTTATCTACATCTTGTCTTAATATTTTTAAGTTAAAAGGTTTGGCTTGATAGATACTAGGGTCTGCTTTACCTGTATAGTATTCCCATTTATTTCTTTTAACTATATGTAATTCACTCTCGGCCCTACTTAACATTAGCTTAAACTTTGCTAAGTGTTTCATATATTTGTTATGTATTTGGGGTGTTTTAATTGATTCTAAATCAAGTTCACTATCGTTAATTTTTAAATCTTTATCTGCTTGCTCTTGTAATTGTTCTATATCCATAATTATCACTATATCATACTATTAAATAAAAGTAAAGTTTCTTACGATACTGTCACCGAAGTTTGTCCACTTCCTTCTGCAAATTCATATATTTTGTATTGGAAGTTAACAGTTGCTATCAAATAGTTGACATCTGTTTGTTGTTGGTTGTAATTCAATCCAGATAATGCTGTAGGAAATATATCTGAAAATCTGACTTGAATATTTGTTGTATTTTTACTTGTTAATATACTTAATGTTGCGTCTGAATAAACAGCACCAGTATCAGTTGCTCTATGTTTAACTTTACCTGCGTCTGTTTCTGTATTCTCACCAGAAGATGTTGGAAATCTATCTGTACCACCACCTAGTAAAGCTCTATATTCTGCTCTATCTTTAGGAAATCCTAAACCAGTTAACCAACCGTGTATCTCTCTATAGTTTTCTAAATTTTCATCAACCATAAAGTCCATATTAAGACCAGCATACGATAATTTATCTCCAGGTACAGGTATATCTTTCAATGGAGTTTGTTGTGCCATTTGACCTTCTAATGATATGCCTGGTAAATTTACTGCTGTACAAAAAAATTCTACTTTAGGAAGTTTTGTAATAGTAAATTTAAACTGCGTTGGAGCAGCATAATCAAATTTAGTTGGTTGTCTTTTGTATGATTGTTTTACTGTCATAGTACTATTTATAAGTCATCTAGGCCAAAAAAAAGGAAGGACGTAAGAACGTCCCTCCCTTTTAAATTAATATAATGTTTTTGAATAAAAATAAACCAATTAAGGATTACATTAAATTCGCAACTTGTACCTTTTGGTAATAACGGTTAGCGTTAGCACTTCCAGCGTCATTTACTGCTGTAGCAGCACCTGATTGAGCACCAGTTTCAGCAAACGGATTAGCAACTAGGCCATATCTCGTCTTGAATCCGATTTTCGGTTGGAAAGTGTCTTGACCAACTGCACGAACCATTTGTAAAGGAACATATGGGCAGTAAAAAATACCTGCGTCATATGGTGATGTTCCTTTATATCCAACAACGTAATACTGTTTAGCAGTACTGTTTGCTGAATAAGGATCAATGTATACTTTAAATCTACCGTTTAATACACCTGCAAAAGTATTGCCTGTGTCATCAACAGTTAGGTTGTTATTTAAAGCTGGAGTGTAATCTAATACACCTGCCATTTGAAGAGCAGAAGCTACATCAGATGAACAGATAATTATATTACCTTTTCCTCTTCTGGTTCTTTGAGCTATTCTGTTAGCATCACGTTCCAATTGGAACATAAGGCCTTTGAATCTTTCAACAGACCATCTACCATTAGAGTCTGTATCTAGGTCAAAAATCCCAGCAGTTGTTACGTTACCAGTTTGAGCACCTTTTTCTGAATTAATGTAAATAGTTCTTACAACTTCTCTATTAATTTCTGCTAAAATTTCAGCAGATAAGATGTTTGCAAGTTCTGTTTCAGCATCTAAACCGTGGATTGCTTTTAAATCTTGAGCAAGTTCCATAGTGTATTCAGCCTTTAGAGCTCTACTTTTAGCAGTTACCGTAGATTTCTCAATTGAGAAAGCCATTTCAGCAAATGCATTACCGCTAGCATCGCCAAGAGCTTCAGCTTTCGCTGTAGTCATAGCAGTACCTTTAGTATAAGTTCCAGGTGATCCATCGTTTAGAACTCCTGGGTTTGTTCCTGCGTGGTCAGTCGCTGAGAAACCATCAACAGAAGATCCAGCAGCATTTCTACCACTAAAGTCTGTATCAGCTTCGTCAAAGAATGATTCTCCGCCGGCTTGTGAAGTATATCTACTTCTCATTGCGAAAATAAGTCCTGTTGGACCTGTCATTGGTTGTACACCTGCGATATCGTATGCAATTAAATTCGGCATTGCTCTACGTACTAATGAAATTAGAATTGGATCCCAATTCGCTACAGCACTACCTGTTGCGTTTGTTGGAGCCGCTTCTGCCAAGTAAGCGTTATCTTCTTTAGAAGCACGTTCTTGGTTTTCTAATATCACGGATGTTACGGCACGTCTATAAGCATCAGTAATTTTTGGTAAATCAGGATGCTCTAGTACTGGCTGCCATTTTTTCTCGTGTGTTTCAGATAAGTACATATGTGTTTATCTCCCTATATATTTACTTAATAGACAACTTAATGTCTTTAGTTTTGCTTATAGCGGCGCTGTAAGCAGCCATAGATTTTGATAAATCAGGATTAACTCCTTCTCCATCTGCCGCCACATCATCTAGATTCTCTTTCGCTTCACTTTTCTTACCAAAATAAGATTCTTTAACAGTTTCTAATTTCTTTTGATAGTCTTTTGCGTTAGAGTATTCAATTGATTCAGCAAGTTTAGTAAATTTTTCTTTTGCTGTGTCAGCAAGGTCTTCGGAAACTTTAGCTTTGATTTCTTCTCTAACTTTAGTTCCAACTTCCTTGTTTAACTCAACATTTTTACTAATTTGCTCATTGAGGTCTTTTTCCAGTTTCTCAATTTTACCTGCTTGGTCTTCAAGCACGTTATATTTTTCATCTGGAACATCAATGTAATGGTCTTCAAATAATTTTTTCAAACCATTAATAAAGTCTTCAGCAATTTCCCCTTTGATACCTCTTTCAAGAGCGATTTCGTTTTCTTTCATCCACTCTTCAACAACGTATGCAAGGTAAGAATCAACTTTTTCAGTTAATTCAGATTTTGCTTTAGCACTTTCTTGCTCTAATTTGTTATTATAATCTGTTTCCAATTCTTCAGCAATTTCTTTTACTTTAGATTTGATTGCTGCTTCAAAAATAGTAGCAGCTTTAGCTTTGAACTCTTCGGTTAAGTCTTTTTCGCCAGCGATAAGAGCGTCAACGTGTTCTTTTACGTCAATCTCTTTTTTCTTTTCTTTGTCTTCGTCTTCTGTTCTTACTTCAGCGTCATCTTTTTTAGCTTTTTCATCTTTCTTTTCGTCAGATTCTTTGACATCTTTTTTGTCTTTTTTAGCGTCAATAGCTTTTTGAAGTGCTGGTGGTAAGTCGCCTTCTTTAATGTCTTTACCGTCTTCGTCTTTTTTAGTTTCTTTATTCTCCAATTTAGTGTTGTGTCCACTTAATTTAGGCATTGCGTCAGCAGCGCCTTGATGTTTTTGAGGAGCTTGTCCAGAAACTTTTGTAACTTTTTTAGTTGCGTCAGGATTGCTGTCCGTAGGTTTAACTACTGCCTTACCTAAATCTTCA